TCCATCAGGAGCTTGTAGAACTCCTTGGTAGGCGGGCTCATATCTTTGAAGCCCTGACCAAAAGGCACGACCGTAAATCCCATCCCCTCAAGGTTCTGGGTCATCTGCACGGCTCCCCATCGGTCAAAGGCAATCTCTAAAATGTGATAGGTCTTGCCCAGTTCCTCGATGACCTTTTCGATAAAACCGTAGTGGATGACATTGCCCTCGGTCGCCATCAGGTAGCCCTGCTGGTACCAGACATCATACGGAACGGATGCCCTGCGCACACGCTGGGGGATCGTATTCTCCGGTATCCAGAAGAACGGAAGCATGATGTATTTTTCTTCCGAGGTTCTGGGCGGGAACATCAGCACAAAAGCAGTGATGTCTCCGGTGCTGGACAAGTCCAGTCCTCCATAACAGTCACGGCCTTTGAGAGTTTCCATATCGATAAGCTGGTTGCCGAGGTCATAGATGTGTTCTGGGATGAACCGGGTCAGCGAGGACACCCACATATTCAGACGGAGCTGCTTGAACACATTCTCCTCTGCCGGATTGTCCAGTGCCTCCTGATACGCATCCCGAACACGCTGGATCTGAATGGTCTGGCCGAGAGAGGGATTGGCTTTATACCAGTTCGCTTCGTCGTGCCAGTCATCTTCATCCGTTAGTCCGTAGACCACGGGGTAAAAGGTGTGGTCAATCTTACGTCCAGCCAACAAGTCAAGTGCCTTCATGTGGAGTTCGTAACAGATGCTCTCCTTGTCCGTGCCGGCCGTGGTGATCAGGAAGAACAACGGCTGCTCACGGGCATCACCGGAGCCTTTGGTAAGGACATCATAGAGCTTTCGGTTGGGCTGGGCATGAACCTCATCCAGCACCAGACCCGACGCATTCAAGCCGTGCTTCGTGCCGACTTCGGCAGACAGGACTTGGTAAAATCCTGCATTGCCGTAATTCACGATACGCTTCGTTGCCGCCATAATCTTGCACCGCTTCAAGAGTGCCGGTGTCATCTGCACCATCTGGTGCGCGACATCAAAGACGATGGATGCCTGCTGGCGGTCGGCGGCAGCACCATAGACTTCGGCAGAGGGTTCGTTATCGGCAAAGAGCAGATACAGAGCCACCGCAGCGGCAAGTTCGGACTTGCCGTTCTTCTTACCGATTTCGACATAAGCCGTGCGAAACTGACGGTTTCCTCTCTCGTCCACGATGCCGAACACATCCCGGATGATCTGTTCCTGCCACGGAAGCAGCCAGAACCGTTTTCCCGCCCACTTGCCTTTAGTGTGTCGGAGGTTCTCAATAAAGGTCACTGCCCGGTCTGCTTTTGCGGCATCGTAGTGGCAGGTTGAAAGCATGAACCGGCTTGGCTTATAGTCCTTCAGTTTCGGATAGTTTTTTGGTCTGCACTCTGCCATCAGCTTCCACCTCCTCCCAGCAGATTCTCCATCTCATCGGCTGCATCCGCAGGACCACCGTCCGAAGCAATGATCCGGCTTCGGGAGGACGGGGTCAGACCGAACTGCTCTGCAAACTTGTTCATGATCTTCAGATAGGTCTGTGCAATGGACACCTGCGGCACTTGCTGCCAGTAGCCGGACGGGGTCTTGACGATGGTGCCGTGCTGGGTGATGAACTCCTCAGCCTCTTTCCATCGGGCATAGGCCTGACAGTAACCGGCAAAGGCCGCCATATCCACTTCGGTCAGGATGCCGATGGCTTCCATCTGCTTTGCAAGTCTGCGCCACTCTTTCTTTGCTTCCGGCTCCAGCCACTTCGGACAGGCCGGCGCTTTCTTATTGGGCTTCGGTTCGCTGGTATTCAGCGGATGCTTGCCCGGATTGCCTTCCAGCTCCTTCATGGCGGTCGGCTTTGGTTTTCTGCCTCTGGTAGCCATTGGCATCTCCTCCCTTCTGCAAAAATGGGTAAAGAAAAAGGACCTCCGAAGAAGTCCTTGAAATCTATATAAAACACATCGGATACGAGGCACAGCCCCTTTACGGGGCGTGTACCCTTTGGGTGCTGTTAGGTGTTGGGGTTGGCTTCCTTCCAAGCCTCGTACTCATCGACCAGCTCCGCTTCCTCGATGACCTGCCAGACGCTGCAGAAGCGGCTTCTTTGCTGCTCGATCTCCGCTTCCGTCCAGTCTTCCGGCTTGCGGCTCATGTCGTGGTAGGCATCCATCTCCGCCTTCGTCCGGAAGAATAGGATCTGCTTCAGCTTCAGCGTTTCCTCGTTGTTCCGCAGGCTGTACCGCTTATCCTCTGCCGCCCTGCAAAGGCTTCCGAGGTCGTTGCAGCCAAGGGTCATGTCCTGCTTGAAGGCGATCTCGATGCCGATCAGCTTCTTCTCGGTGTCGGCTTCCTGAATGTTCTTAAGGTAGGTTTTTGCTTTGTTCGTCATGGTCTGTATCCTCCGTATGTTTTGTTTTCCGTAGGGCTTTTCCCTTCGTTGTGACTGTATATTACCGTCACTGCCGGATACTATCAAGCGGCTATACTGCACGATCATACACACCTCTTTTTGTCGGATTTATGTGTATTTACACGCCGGAAGAATCCGCCACTACGAGCAAAAGCTCCCGAAGGAGCCCTGCCCATTTCTTAGTGTGCGTTTTTAATGCACCACTCGATTGCGTGTCCGGCATCCGTGTAGGTCTCATCGGAAATCTTCAGAAGCTCCAGCCGGCACTCAATCGGTGACCAGCCTTCCTCTGGGTCTTCCACAAATCCGTATACCGCTCCCTCCAGCATGCCGTTCCAGTTCATCTGGGCTACCAGAACCCGGTCACCGAACTGCATGATGCTGTCGTAGCAAGGTCTGAGTCGGTCATAGAAACTCTCGATGCTGATGTTGTTTTCCGGGAAGTCGATCAAATGCATTTTCATGGTAAAATCCTCCGTGTTTTCGTTATTCCTTGGGGCTTTCCCCTTTCGGTATGTGCATATTACCGTCAGGTGCAAAGGATAGCAAGCGGCTAAAGTACACGATCTTCTGCCCGGAATACCAAGCAGAATGTACATCACTCTGCATCCTGCTCCATGAGTTCCACAATGGTATCGTAGAAGAACTGCGGGTCATATGCCAGCGGCTCCCGTCCGGCTTCCTTGTCCATCCTGATCTGGTCTTCCACCATATCCTCGGCATCCTCCAGCGTGAAGGCATCCTTATCGCTGTCATCCATGTGGTTGTAGATTTCCACGATGGTATCCATCATCCGTTCTTCCATGTGCTTTTCCCTCCTGGCGCATCCACGCCGCCACATCTGCCCCTGTCTGGGGCGTTACCGGTTCATCCGGATTGTTTTGCCACCCGTGGCACAAGCCCCTGTGTGGGGCTGTGTCGGGGGCTGCCGGTTTATCTGTTCATCCGTCCCAGCAGGTAGGCTTCCTCCATTGCTTTCTGGATGCCCCAGACCGGAACCTCGATGAAGTCCTCGCTGTCATTGTCGCGGACTTCGAGGTCTCCCCGGCTGTCTACCGCTGCCATCAGGCGCTTGGCGATCTCCAGCAGGGCTTTTTCCTCTTCCTTGGTGATGTTCTTCTTCATGGTGGTTTCCTCCGTTTTTCTTGGTTTTCCGTTTCGGTATGTGCATATTACCGTCACTTCCACACACTATCAAGCGGCTATACTACACAAAGATGGGAAATCAGAACTGTGAGTATTACGGTAGAAGAAAAGGGCTGCCGTTTTTCGGCAAGCCCCATGTGTTTCTCTGGCTTAGTAGTCTTCTTCGTCCTCGTAATCTTCCTCGTCGTAGTCCTCTTCGTCCCAGCCGTCTTCCTCTTCTTCCATCCAGCTGTCATCCCGGTCTTCTTGCTCATCCTTGAAGTCCCACATGTCTTTGGTCGGCTGGTTTCGGAGGTCTGGGTTCTGTTCGATGTAGTCGGCGACCGCTCCCTCAAGGGTATCCAGCACCTTTTCGTAAGCATCCTCGCTGAAGATTTCCCAAAGGGCAACCGTCAGGTCTGCGATTTCGTGGTTGCCTTTTGCAATCAGGAATCGGGCCGGCGGGTTGCAGGTTTCCTTGCCGTAGGCAATGTTCACCATGTCGCCGTCGTTGCAGAATCGGTATCCGATTCGGTTGATGGCTCTGACCAGTTCTCCGGCGAGGCTTTCTGCCTTGCCCATGTCCGGCACCAGTTCCTTAAAAAGTTTGCTCAGTCGCTCTTCGTTCTTCGTCATTGTCGTATCCTCCGTTTTTGTTGTTTTCCTTGGGGCTGTTTCCCTTTCGGTGACTGTATATTACCGTCACTCTGGAACACTATCAAGCGGCTAAACCACACGATCACATAACCATGTAATTGTCATATTTATGTGCTTTTTATGCCGCCTGTTTGGGAGACAAACACGAGCAAAAGGCTGGTCGATTCCAGCCCCTTGCGCCTGTCGGTCTTGCCCTTATCGGATAATTTCGAGGTAGCTGATGTTGCCCCAGCAATCCGTACCCTTGAAGCGGATGCGCTTCCTGTTTTCTCTGTCGAGAGTAAATTTCCGCAGAAGCTTCATCTTCTGGATGCGGTTCAGCAGGTCCTTTCCGTTCTTCGCATCCTCAACGGCATCCCTGATCTCCACCACCGAGCTGTCGGTGCCGTACCAAAGATTGCTGAGTGCCTCTGGGATTCCATTGTCCAGGTAAAGATTGATTTTTGTGTAAGTCATGTTCGTGTCCCCCTCTCAGAATGTCATCGTTTCCAGAATCTCGTCTGCACCGGTTTTCCAATCGTGGCGAGTCAGCTGGATTTTGCTGTACATCTCTGCGCTGTCCGGCTCATCGAAAAGCCGGAAGCATTCTCTTGCCAGCTCCTCGCTGGTGTGCTGCTGAATTTCATCTGGCTGTCCATCCAGCCGTGTAAAGGTGATTTCGTAAGTGTAGCGTTCCATGTTTTTTCCCCTTTCGTTTTGGTAGCTGTATGTTACCGTCTTATGCAGATCATAGCAAGGCCATAAAACAACATATTATCAACGATCCTAGCCCCTCATGATTGGTACATATACACCTCCGGATTCACTTGCTATATATGTGTTTTTGCGGCATTATACACACAACGAAAGCAAAGAAAACCAAACGAAAACGAGGATACAATCCATGAAAAAGACCATTACCGAAATCGAAACCATCATCGAGGAGCGCATCGCAGAGCTTGAAGAAGAATACGAGCTGGACATTTACGACCGCAACGACATCCGAGAGGAAGAGTACAAAAAAGGCGGCTGGAAGCACGACCCCTTCCCAGAGGAGCTTGAGGAAGAAGAAGCCGAGGAAGAGGAATGGCACTACCGCAGCATGGAGGAACAGCTCAACGAGGTCGGCATGAGCATGAGGGATTTCCTTTAAGGAATTCCCCAAGGGACCCCCCAGCAGAGGCTGGGGCTGTTCCTCGTATCTTCTGCTTTCGTTTGTCCGGATACACAAAACCGCTGCCAGATGTTTGTGTACATTATGGCGGCAGTTCTACTTGCTATTGTTGCTATCCAGAGTTAAGATACAGTAAACTGGAAGAGGGATCTCGTTATTTCGAGGCCCCATTTTTTGCTAAGATCAAACCCTCCCGGCTATCCGAGAGGGTCATTTTCCTATTCTGGCTGCTTATTCCGGTTTCGTGCCGTCATCCATCCGGATGATACTCATCTGCCCGAACATGCTGACGAATGCTTCCGGCACCCAGAAGCGTTCCGTATATTTGCGGATGAGGTCTTCCGGCAGCTCTGCGAAATCCTCCTCGCCCAATCCGCAAATGAAGAAGTTTCCCTTGATGGGCTGCTTCAGCTCTGGGATGTATCTGCTGAACGGCTTCTCAGTGAACAGCCCGTTGTCGTCCGTTACCAATGCGACTGCATCGGCTTCCCACGGGTAGGTTGCCGTAATGCAGTCGCATTCGAGGATGCGGTAGAATTCATCCAGCGAATCCTCGATGTCGACCACCTGCGGATGCTCCATAGGCTTGATCAGAAGGACTTTCATTCGACCCACCCCGCTTTCACGATTCCGTATCCATGCATTCTTTCAGCGCACTTTCGAGGATGTGCATCGGGAACTTGAATGTCTTGTAGCCGTCATGCAGAACTTTGTAGTAATGCAGACTCGGTGCGCGCCGACCGAAGTCGTTTTCCATAATGTAGACCATTGCGGTCACCATCTCCGGCTCTGCGCCCTCACGGAGCAGTTCGATGTTCAGTTCTTCCTTGCGGTAGTAGGTCGGGTAGCCCTCGTAGGTGTCGAGGTTCTTTTCATCCCTCTCGGAAATCTCCCACACCAGAACCGGGGTGTTCTTCTTCGGATTCGGTGCAATGGTGGCGCAGCCCCGGAACAAAAGCTCCCAGCCGGCCAGCACCGCCCGTTCTGCGATTCTGGAATGTCGACAAC